CGGCGAATGAATATCTTGACCGACATGCGAGCTGTTTCAATATCTCCGACAGGAACGCCTAAGTTTAATTTTAGCGATGATAGTGCGACATTAGATGTCCCAAGCCTTGAAGAATTAACAGAAGAATTAACAGACTGCGAAGAATTAGAAGAAGAGATAGAAGCACTTGAAGCGATAATTGAAGCACAAGAAGCAGATATTGCACAGCTATGTAGCGAACGACCGCCTGCTGGCAGTTGGAGCGCTAATCAATTGGTATATACAACCGTTACATCTGGAAGTTGCGGCGGCTATTCTCACTACGGACAACAGTTTAACACCGCATCGTTGGCCACTAACTCTACCTTTCTTGGCAGTAATTACGGCAATGGCTATGCAATCATCAACACATCATCTGCACTGACGGCATTGTACCGAATCCAGAGATCAACTGGTGATATATTTCCACCAGACCCACTCCAATTGCAACCAGATGGTTCATCGTCTTGCATGGCAATATTTGGCTCGATTCAAATAAAAAAATACAATCCAGTGACTATGACTTTTGGCAGTTCTCAACCTGGCATCTCTGCTGGCGCAGCTGGCATTGGGGTATATGGCGTGTTCCATCGTACCAATTACAATCGAGTAGACCCACTTGACGGCACTAATCCCTATCAAATCGCATGGATTACAAAAGAAACAGCTGATGACGTCTTTCAATATAACTTCCTAGCAGACGACCCATGCGAAGAAGATGAAGAGGTAGAAGAGGTTATTTAATATGTGGAAAATCAAATATAAAGACGGACGAGTCGAATACCCTGGCGAACAACTCATACGGGATTTGAGGCTAGGCGACAAGGTTCACGCAATTGCCCACCCAATAGCCAAGGCAATCGACAGAACCGTCGGAACTAATATTCAAGAATGCGGCGGCTGCAAAAGGCGACGCGATCTACTCAACGGACAATCAAAATCATTCAAACCTTAAAACATTATGGCTAAACCAACTATTCTCTCATCAGTATCACTCAATAATTCAACAGCACAGATTTCATTCAATCAGACTGATGCTTATACCGCTAAGGAAGAATCCTCATCGGTCCGCGTAACTACCCTGACCACTTCATCTGGTCTGGTTGATATCGATACCGTGCTGACACCTCGATACATTTCATTCGGCCATGAAGGCACTGAAGGCTCTGTATTAGTCAGCACTGACAATGTAAACTTCGATCTTGAAGTAGCGCCAGGTGATACAATGATCCTGCGACTGCGCAACCTCGATAAGTTTGAGACACAAACAATGGTCACTGTGGCTGATGTTGCAGATAGTCTTGATGCAAAATATGTCATCTTAGATGGCAACTCTGGCACATGGGCGATCTGGATTGATGTTGACGATAGCGGCACACCAGAGCCAGCTACCGGTGCGACAAACTCAGCCAAGATCAGCTCAATCGTTACTGATAACACTGCGGCCGAGGTGGCACTAGCAATATTCACCGATCTCAGCGCAGATGAAGACTTCCTTGAAGACTTCCGAATCACTTACGATGCCACAGTTGATGATGACTTACTTACTATCACCGACAACTTCACCGGCACGCGCACCAATATAGCCGACACTGGCGCCACAGGCTTCACAGTAGCCACTACGCAAGAAGGCGCAGCAGGGCGCAGCGTCTACGCTAAAGCCAGCGCAGGAGAGGTTGAAGCACTTATTTCAGTCATGCCAAACTAGCGCCAAATTCAATGGCCTGCTAGTGTCTAGCTTGACACAGTGGGCCATTGTAAATGGCTCAATCTTTAACAGTTCAAACAGCGCGGAGTAATTTGCAATCGGCGCTGGTCGCAGGCGTTTCGCAACCCTACACGCCAAAGGCATTCCCAAAGCTGGCATACGGCGAGACAATTGATGTAAATCTATTCCTAGTTGATTCTGGCAACTATGACACACGATCTGGGGCTACCGGCTACACGCCGCGCTTATCAGTCACGCTCGACGATCAAACGCCAAAGGACGGAACATTCACGATCAGCAACGGTGATGATTCTTATATTGTCTCTGGTGCCGGCACGACGGCGGCAAATGGCCAATATGATTTAATTGAAACGCAGTTTAACAATCATCCAGTTTGGCAGTATTCAAACAATGGCACGCTGTATTTCATACGCCGCGAGACACATGGCGAGCATAACGTTTGGCATATTGTGCAAGCTGACAGCGCAACTCAAACTCCTGCCAATTTATACCTATACAGCGATGGCAATGCCGGATCTGGTCCAAACCTTACTGGCTGGACTGTTGACGATGACGGCGCAGCAGATGCACCAACACTCACTCTGCTGATCGCGACAACTAGCCTACTTGATTACGATGCATCTTCGACTGAAATTGAAGCCGCATTAAATGCCTTGCACAATAATCAAGGACCAGGCTACAGCACAGTCAGCGTAGACAAGTTTGGCAATGGCGCTTTCAGCGTGCGATTTGACGAACTCGGAGTGCAGGAATTATTGACTGCCGACGTTTCAGCGATTCGGCCTATTTCTAGCGTGAGCGTTTCGCGCATTGTTAGCGGCAACGCTACTAAGCACGAAGAGCAGTTGATATTGATTAATGCTGATGCGCTAGTGCAGACCACCTCAGGCGTAGAGATTACCAATGGATGGACTGTTACCATTGATGCGACTGGCACAGAGATCCTTCGAGCAATTACAGCAGCACAGGGCGACATCAGCGAGAACTTTACAATTGAAATCGTGGAAGACTCCACACAACGCGTAGACGTCGTGGCTAAAGGCCCGGTGATCCTACTCGCTGACCATTAAACTTGACACAATAACACTATATATCATGGGCATCCAAACATCTACTCACTCAAGCGGCGCTTGCCGTGCAATCACACCAAATGACGGAGCTGACTTGCCGCTCAACGTTTGCCGGGCAATCTACGTTGGCGCCGGTGGTGACATCTCAATCGTCGATCTATCCGGCACCACGGTGGTATTCACTGCCGTCCTGGCTGGCTCAATCCTACCGGTGCAGACTGCGCGCGTCAATGCGACAGCGACCACCGCGACATCTCTTATCGCGCTTTACTAGATGATTCGCCACGCTCCAAGCATCGGCATCGGCATCGGCCTATCGCTACGCTCGACTGCGTTCGGCTCATCAGCACCGTTCTCACCAGAGGCACTGAACTACTTTAGCCGCCTGGACGCAGCAGGTGACACCACCTACGTTGACTACAAGCAGCCACTAGCTAATTACATTGATAGTCTAGTAACGCTTGGTGGAGCTTACTGGGACGATATGGAATCCTCCACATCCTTCGTGGGTGTAGGAATACAAGGTGTCACAGTTCCTCTTAGGGACGGTATGACAGTACCTACACAGAACAACTTTGTCGTAGGTGATCTGGATCAGTTGGCTGGCCTAAAAAGTAATGGTTCGACTAAGTATATTGACACTGGATTGGTCGGGACAGACTTAACGTTAAATGACGCATCGTGGTCTTGTAACATTACCGTTGCTGGTAGCTATATTGGCGTAGATTATCTGATGGGTAGCGGTGTGAACGAGTCTGGTGCGATGAACTTCCTATCCGTTAATGGTGTTAATATGGAGTCAAGAGTGCAAGCTCAGGCTCGCAGTATCATTTACACTGGCAGTGTTTTAAATAAGACTGGCTTCCTTGGTGTGTCTCGATCTTCTTCGGCTGCGTTTGACTGGCAGTTTGATTCTGTGGGTGGAACAAATGCAGTGGCAAGCAACTCCCCGGCACCCACTTCTGCTTTTAGTGTCTTTGGAGCAAGTAACTTTGTGAGCAATGATAACCGCCTAGCAACCTACCATATCGGCCCTGCACTTAACCTTGCTACCTTAGAAGGCTTACAAGCAACATTACTTTCCGAGGTAGCAGCAGCTAAAGGTGCAGCAGCAGCAGCTAACTACTTCGCTCGTCTTGTAACAGCGGGTGATACTACGCACACAGCCTACAAGACACCGATCACTAACTACTTCACTGGCTTGTTCCAAAACAACCTGTGGGACAAGCTGGAGTCCTCAGCATTATTTGTGGGTGTAGGTATTCAAGGTGTCACGGTTCCGTTGAAGTCCACAATGACTGCACTGACCAACAACAACTTTGTTGCGGGTGACTTAGATCCATTAACTGGTCTGAAGGGTGATGGATCCACTAAGTATTTGGATACAGGTTCAAAGTTTAATGACTTTCCCCAGAATGACTTCAGTATGTCTTGTAACATTACTGAATTTATACAAGAAACTACAGATGGTAATTATTTAGCATATCAGAGCTTTGGTGACGGTATATCTCAAATCTCAACGCAAAATGATCAGGGTGTTAATCCCAACAATTTAATTACTCGTTGCAACACTAGAAATGGAGAAATTAATTTTGATATAGGCAACCTTGAAGATTTGTATGGAATAAACAGGACAGTATCCACTGAGTATTCAGTGCAATACGGGGCATCTTCAAAAACAGTTACAGAGCCAAGCCAAGCACCAGCGAATCAAATTATTTCCATACTTGGAGCATCAACGGAGGTAAAATCTAATGCACGAATGGCTACCTATCACATTGGCCCTGCACTCAACCTAGCAACACTGCGAGGTCTGCAAGCAACATTACTTTCCGAAATCGCAGCAATTTAATTATGACCCCATCAGAATACCTAGCTACTAATCCTACGCCTGAAGAACTCAGCTACAACTATCTTCTGATCCCAGCAGAACTGCGGGACTCAATGCTTGCCAAGCAGGACACCTTGACTACGCACAATCACATCAGCCCAGTGCTGTTGGTTGACGGACGCTACGGTGCTTGCTGTGACCTTTACACAGAGGTCGGCGTAGGCGGTATCTACCACGAACTGTGGGAGATGCTTGACCAAGCTAAACTGGAAGAATGCGAAGTAGTAGACAAAG